ACCTCATACTACTCCAGATAGGCATAGTGGAGATGGTGGCGATGGAGTCGCATCATCAATAACTGGGTCACCTGTAACTAGAGGTGGTGGTGGAGGTGGTGCAAGTAACTATGTTAATTCTCCAATAAAAACTGGATCTGGAGGTGCTGGTGGCGGTGGAGCTGGAGGAAATGGACCTGGTACAACTTATCCAGGTGCTAGTGGTACAGCAAATACTGGCGGCGGCGGCGGTGGTTGGAGTGATGGTATTACTGGTTTCCAAAACTTCGGAGGCGGTGGTGGAGCAGGTGGTTATAGATGTTCTGTTCCAGGAGAAAATTCTGGCGGTGGTGCTTCGGCTGAATCTACATTAACTGTTGTAGGTAGCACACCTTATACTATAACTGTAGGAGCAGGAGGTGCGGGAGCAGCAAGTCCATCAAGCACAACAAATGGAGGTTCTGGTGTAGTGATTACCAAAGAACCTGAAGTTAGTTTTATATCAGGAGCATCTGGTATATGGGGTTTAGATGAAGTTTACGACTTTGTTAAAGCAGGCACTTGGCCGTCCTAACAATCCTATCTTTTAAATCATATCTAAATTATACTAATCTTCTGTAGGAGAGAAGATGAACTTAAAATACTATTATTGGTACTTTCAATCAGTTATACCAAAAAGAATATGTGATGAAATAGTAAGATATGGTAAAGAACAAGATAAACAAACAGCTCTCACAGGTGATTTTCAGTCAAAAAATATTACCGAATTACAAATAAAAAATATACAAAAAAAACGTAAATCAGATGTTGTATGGATGTCTGATAGATGGATATACAAAGAAATACAACCATACGTAAATCAGGCAAATTATAGTGCTGGTTGGAATTTTGATTGGGATTGGTCTGAGTCCTGTCAATTTACTGAATATAAAAAAGGTCAATTTTATGACTGGCATTGTGATTCATATATCAAACCGTATGACCAACCAGAAGACCATAATACACATGGAAAGATAAGAAAACTTAGCATGACCATATCTTTATCTGATCCTAATGAATATGAAGGTGGTGATCTTGAATTTGATTTTAGAGATACTGATAAAGGTTCGCAACCAAGGGTTTGCGAAGAAATTAGGTCTAAAGGCAGTGTAATAGTTTTTCCTTCTTTTGTTTGGCATAGAGTAACACCCGTAACAAAAGGAACACGACATTCATTAGTATGTTGGAATTTAGGGTATCCGTTTAAATGATTACTAAATTAAAAAATCCTGTAACGGAAGATTATAAAAATTTAAAGAATTTGGTGTTTAGTTATAGTTTCCCTTGGTATTATCTTGATAAAACCGTGCATGAAACAAATAAAAAAGATATGGGTTTTTTTGCACATTGTCTATTAGGAAGACCTGTGCATGAAATTGATGGAAAAAAAGTACCTGCCATACCTGAAAGCTCCTCTGGTTATTTTCACCAATGTTATTTTATTTTAAAAGAAATATTAGATTTTAATAATATAAATTTTGAGGTTATGTATCGTATGAACATAAACATGACACCTCATAGCTGTGTAAAAGAAAGCGTGCCTCACACAGATTTAAACTTACCACATAAAGTTGTTATAGTTTACTTAAATACATTTTCTAAAGGTAGGACAGTGGTTCTAGGAGAAGATGGACAAAAATTTTATTCAGATCCAAAAGAAGATAAGGTAATTATGTTTGATGGCAAATTAACGCATTTTCAAGAAAGCCCTGGCAAGGATGAAAAAAGAATAGTTATGGTTGCAAACTTTCAATAGGAGTTTTTATGAGTTTTAAAAAACACAATTACCAAATAATTAAAGGTGCTATATCAAAAGAATTAGCAGATTTTTGTTATCAGTATTTTTTAAATAAAAAAAAAGTAGCTAGACATTTGTTTGATACTCATTACATATCTCAATTTACTGAATACTTTGGTGTTTGGAATGATACACAAGTACCTGAAACTTACTCACATTATTCTGACATAGTTATGGAAACTTTATTGCAAAAAGTAAAACCAATTATGGAAAAAGAATCAGGAACTAAACTTATAGAAACTTATTCTTATGCAAGAATTTATAAAAACGGTGATGAATTAAAACGACACAAAGATAGATATTCTTGTGAAATATCAACAACTATGTATTTAGGTGGAGATGAGTGGTCAATATATATAGAGCCTAATATTGAAGTAAATTTAAAGCAAGGTGATATGTTAATGTATCGTGGTTGCGAATTAGAGCATTGGAGAGAGCCTTTTGAAGGTAAAGATTGTGGACAAGTTTTTTTACATTACAACGATGCAAGTGGTAAAGATGCTGAACAAAATAAATTTGATGGTAGACCTATGATTGGTTTACCCTCTTATTTTAAATAAATGTCTTTTTACACTATAATAATATTAAGTCTGCAAATGCAGATTAAAATAAAGGAGAAAGTATATGACAACTTTAAATATAATTGCTTGGGTTACAGCTATTATTTCTATTGCCTCAGTAATAGCAGCAATAACACCTACGCCAAAAGACGACCACTGGTTTAGTTACTTATACAAAGTAATTGATTGGTGTGCTTTAAATGTTTTAAAAGCTAAGGATAAATAACATGAGTTTTTTAAAAAGATTTTGGAACAACCTTACTGGCACCGAAGAAGTTAAAGTAAGAACCAGAAATAAAAAAGGTAAGTTTGTAGCTGATGATAAATCAACACCTGATGTAAACGAAGCTTGGACCACTAAAAGAGTTAAGAAAACATCTAAAAAATAATGGCCAAATCACCTGATGCGTTTGTTTATAACGCTACATTAGAAAGAATCGTAGATGGCGATACCTTTGATTGCTGTCTTGATCTTGGTTTTGATGTAAAGCTACATAAACAACGTGTTAGGCTTGCAGGCATAGATACACCAGAATCTAGGACACGTGATCTTGCTGAAAAAAAATTAGGTCTTGCTGCAAAGGAAAGACTTAAAGAGCTTTGTATAGGTGATATAAAAGTTAAATCTTTAGGTAAAGGTAAGTATGGTCGTATATTAGGCATACCATATACTGAAGATGGCAAAGATATTTGTAAAATGTTAATAGATGAAGGTCATGCAGTAGAATATCACGGAGGAACTAAGACTAAAGTTTGGGGTGATTATTAATGGAATCAGCCGTTACTGTCATACAAGAAGTTGGTTTTCCTATTGCAGCTGCTTTAGGTCTAGGGTGGTTCATTTATAAACTTATCATGCGTATTGTTGACGGTATGGAAACCAAACTTGATACCGTTGATGAAAAAGTAGAGGGACAAATAGCTGCTATAGAGGAACGACTAGGCACAAAACTTGATTCACAACATGGTATTTTGGTAGCATTAATAGATAGAGTCCGTAGTTTAGACAACGAAATTATACGCCAAGACACTCTAATTAAAACAATATTAGGTGTGCCACAATTAATTGATAGTAACAAAATAGCTAAGGCAGATAGAGATGACCAAAGGAAAGATTGAAATATATAAAGTAAAAAACAATATTTGGAGATATAGAATCGCAGGACTGCTTTGTGTCTTATTTTTCTTTTTAATTTTAACTAATCCATTATGGGCAGATACAATCACTCATAAATTTAAAAACCCATCCTTTAGTGGTATTAATACTTCTTCACACTATTTAACAATAGAGAATCAAGAATTTAATCGTAAGATGTCTATCAAAGAAGAAATAAAAGCTATTCAAGAACAAATAGAAAGAGATAAAGAAAATACTACATTAGCTAGATTTATTCGTAATTTAGAATCAAGGATTTATGCACAGCTATCAAGACAGTTGGTAGAAAACTTATTTGGAGAAACGCCAAGCACAGAAGGTACTTTAACATTAGAAGGTAATACGATCCAATATAGTATTAAAGATGGCCTTATTACTCTAATTATTACGGATGAAAACGGAAATGTTACGGAAATTCAGTTGCCTATTGGCGATTTTAGCTTCTAGTTGTAGCTTAGCTCCAGTAGATACTAACTTACAAAAAGGTAAAACTTTACCTAGTGTATTACAAATACAATCAGAAGAATTATTAAATGTAGCACAACCTAAAGTACCTATAGTTGTAGCAGTATATCCAAATAGTTTTACTGATCAAACAGGTCAAAGAAAAAGTAATAGTGAGTTTGCTTTGTTTTCTTCTGCTATAACACAAGCACCAGGTCATTTGCTAATTAGAACTCTTAAACATACTGCAAATGGTAAATTTTTTAGAGTTGCTGAAAGGGTTGGACTAGATAATCTTACAAAAGAAAGACAGCTTATAAGATCAGCTAGGGAACAAAACGAAGCAACAGATGGGCCTAAACCTATTATGCCGTTATTATTTGCAGGTGTACTTATGGAAGGTGCCGTAATTGGGTATGACACAAATATAAAAAGTGGTGGTATCGGTGCAAGATATTTAGGTATTGGAATGAGTAAACAGTATCGTATAGACAATATAACAGTTGCCTTGCGTATGGTTTCCATAGCTACAGGAGAAGTATTAATTGATGTTTTGGTGAATAAACAAATTTATAGTTATGGACAATCACAAGATGTTTTTAGGTTTATTGAAGCAGGTACAGAGCTTGTAGAAATAGAAACAGGAGATGCAGAAAATGAGCCTACAACTTTAGCTTTACAAAAAGCTGTAGAGGAAGCAGTTTTGCAAATAGTGAAAATAGGTTATGATAAAGGTTTTTGGGAGAAAAAAAATGAATCAATTAAAATTGATAAGCCTGATTGTGATGCTGACTGCATTGCCGACATTCGCGGCTGATAAC